CCGTCCACGGACCTGCGACGCGTGTTTGTTCTTTCATACAGTAAAACGCGTCTTTTTCATAATTTTCTAATGCTGTAGGTGATATATAATTAGGAAGTGGTATATCAGTAAATAATTTTTTACAGGTATTTAAGACACACTTTTTAAAAAGACTTATACGTCCTTGGAAATGTCTATACCCGTTTTTTTCACCTTCTTCAAGTTGAAATGTCCACTTCTTAGCGATTTTTTTAAGTTGAGGAATAATATCGGTATACAAGATTATGGCGCCAGTACCGCAACTTGCGGTACTGTCGCTATCTTTACTCACCTTTTCACTTAGTCGAAAATCATACACTGCACAAATGCTCATAATAACATAACCATAGAAAATAAATTTCATATTGTGGCGCCGAGCAAGTCGTCTGGAAAAACTCACAATATGAAAATTCTATATATATATATATTTAAATACCTGGAAGGACTGGAAGGATGGCATCATCTTATACTTTTTTTTTATAAGATGGTGGAAACCACTGGAAGGAATTGGTAATTAAACCTACACTGCGTCACTCCGTTCGACTCGTAGGTGCGCATCGCTCCAAAGTCGCTCGCTTGCAAGTGTCCTTCGGACTAAGCCCTACGGGCTTCGCTCGCATAAATGCTCACTATACAAATGTCACCCCAAACCCCTCAAGGGGCTCTATAGGCTTAGCTATCTGAATATTGTAGATTCTGTGACATTGTGACAGATATAGGCACATTAAAGTGTCCTGGTTCACTCCATAAGAACTTAGAGTTTGCACCGTGTACTAAGAACATGTATTGTATTTGTAATTTTGCATTACTAGGAGATGTAGCTGAATCATTGTATCTAACTTTTACACCTCCGAAATATTTAGTTAATGATATTTTAAACGGAATCATTGATTTAAAATCATTGTTTTGAATATAATTGAAACTGTTTACGGTTGAACCTATAGCCATAGGTACGGCTTGATATCCCGATATATCGTAACCTTGAGCACCTACTTTAAAACGTTTCTTATGTAATATTGTATATACGTCTTTATTTACATATAATGTAGAATCTAAAGCCGACACGCTCGGAGCTACTGAAGTTGAACCAACTTGGAAGAAATCGCTAATTTGCGAACTAAAATTCATTGGTTGACAGTCTCTTCTTTTCACTATATACAAAGTGACGTAATAACCTTGATTGATAACAGTACCTAAATTCGTGTCAATTTGGTTTAATAATGCGTAATCAAATTGAATTATACCATTTAAACTACATCGTTTAATAGTGATCTCATTACCTATACGTTGAGCTTGTGTTGAACCTTGTGTGATAGTTTGAAAAATAGTATTCAAAGCTCCACCATTTAATATAATAGTAGATGAAGGAGGTGAAGAGAACGTCTCAACCTGTCCTATCGTTTCACTATCCATCAAACCATTTGTAACATTTTTAAGCTCAACTTTGGCGTTTACTGTACGTTTTATTAAAGACTTGAGTTGTTTACTCCATGTAGTCTTTTTTTGCGTAACTGCGTGTTTTTTAGCACGTGCAGGGCGTCTTGCCTTTTTCGTATAAGTTTTTCTAACCATAGATAATAAACTATATTTAGAAAATAATTTTATAGAATTCTTTTTTTAAGTCGAATTTCTATAGGTAAATAATCGAGTCCTTCATCGTCTCGATTATACTCTTTGTAACGTTCGAGTCTTTTATCTTTATCGACCGTCCATATATTCCACCGATCAGTCGAGAGTCTCGACTGGTCGGGTGCTTCGTTGCTGAATACCCATATATTGGGTGAATCAATCCAACGTTGTCGACCTTTATATCTAGTATCATAAATAAAGCCCGTTTTAAATTGTTCTATAGCCGAAAACATGCCGTATAAGCATTCTTTTGACATAGAGCGTGGCAAATCGATAATAAATATTTTAGGTGTTTCGGAATGTTTCAAAGGTTCGATTACAGAATATACGAATTCTACTAACTTTTGAGAATCATTCATAGGCGGTATATAAAGACCGTTCTTATTAATAGTTGTCAAGCATGCTATAGAAGATTTACCAAGATTACCACTAGTATCGACAATATAGTTAATCTTTCTATAACAATAATATTTATTATCATATATATCCTTTTGGAATGGAAAAAATACATCGACAGTAATATGTCTGTATTGTATTGGTATATATGGGGGCTCCGGGTCGGCATCCGTCCACGGACCTGCGACGCGTGTTTGTTCTTTCATACAGTAAAACGCGTCTTTTTCATAATTTTCTAATGCTGTAGGTGATATATAATTAGGAAGTGGTATATCAGTAAATAATTTTTT